ACATCGTGGCCAGCGACGGCGAGAACGACTACGGCGCGACGCTGATCGACTGCAAGCTGCACTGCACGGGATGCCAGAGGACGGGCTGTATGTTCTGCGCGTTCGGGGCGCACCTTGAAAAAGGCGTCAACCGTTTTGAACGCATGAAACTGACACACCCGAAGCACTATGCGTTCTGCATCGGCGGCGGGCATTTTGACACGGACGGGCTGTGGAAGCCCACGAAAGACGGCCTTGGTTATGCGCGGGTGCTGGACTACATCGGAGTGAGGTATTGACAATGGCTAAGAAAATGAGTGACCGCGAGTTGATCGCCGCGCTGCGGCGGCTGAAGGTGGAAACCGGGAGCCTGGTGTGCGCGGGCTGCGGCTATGAGCATAACTGCGGCATCCACGGTTGCCGCATCCTGCGGGAGACGGTCGCATGGCTGGAGCAGACGCTGGCAGAGGGGAGGCCCAGCAGCGTCATGGAGTACCGTGATGAGCGCTAAGGTGAACCCGCGGCGGGTACCTCGGACAGAGGCCGACGTGGCGGCCGCCTACACGAAGGGCGTCACCGAGGGCCTGAATCGCGGCATCGAGCTGATGCTGTATGTGCTGATCGACAAACACGACGCGCCGATGGAGGACGTGCAGCAGCTGGCCGCGGAGCTGAACCACGCCGCCGAGTGCGTGGCGGATGGGTACGTCACCTGGGCCGGCGTGCGGCGCATGCTGAAGGAATATAACGTGGAGGTGGAGTTGGTATGATGGGCATTGTGGAGTCTGCCGAAGTTCTGAGGGCGTATCTGGATGAGTCTGCCGCGTGCGTTCCGCCTAAGGTCTACGGAGCCATATCCACGGCAGTGGTCGTGATGGATGCTGTGAGCAAAACGATTGATGCGGCGCAGTGTGTCATGGCTGACAGCTTACAAACAATTTGTGTGGAGGCTCAAGATGGACGGTGACGGCCGCTGGATCTGCGTGCGGCAGCGGGCGGGCCCGCTGGTAAAGGAGCAACGCGCCATACGTCCGCGGCTCAGCCAGTATGACAGCCCTTACGAGCGGGCGGAGAAGAATCGTATTCTTCGCCCGCCTCGGGACTCCGGCGTCTGCCGGACGCGCATGGATCGCTTGGAGCTATTGCTGGCGCTTTTCGGCTTTGATGGGTGGAGCTACACGCTGACTTTTGACGAGGCGCATTTGCCACCCAGCTTTGCAGAGGTCCGATTGTGCTGGCGCCGATTGCTTTACCAGATGAAAAAGTGGCATGACGGCGTGACGCCTGACTATGTTTATCTTATCGAGGGGCGCCATGGGGACCATCGTTACCACATGCATCTCACGGTGCGATACAACGACTTCCCGCCCATGATCATGGAAGATCTCTGGAAACAGGGCTACATCATCTCGTCGCAGCCTTTGCTGCTTGGCGCATTTGACAGCTATCGGCGCACTGCCAGATACTACTGCAAGGAGCGCAGCGACGGCATCGTCATACCGATCGATGCCAGGACGTGGGTGGCATCGCGCAGCCTTGCGCGGCAGTTGCCGCCGCCTGAATACTTCCGATCTGATTCGGGGCGCATTGAGATCCCGGACGATTGCCGGGTGTGCGGCCGGTATACGGTGGATAACGGGTTTGGCCACTACCAGTATGGCTGGTACATCGAGCAAGATCCTCTTCATCCGACTGTGATAGACGGGAAGCGTATGCCGCATCAAGGCGGTTTCGGTATGTACTAAATAGTAAATGTAACTTGTGATATAGTTGAATAAATCACGAAAAGGAGGAAAACCCCTTGCGTATCACATCCGAATACGGTAGAATATCCCCAAGGAGCGATGGGTGGTTGACCTGTCCCAGGTGCAACCGCAATCGACACTTCCTGCGGGTGCTGCCCGGCACATCCGCCACGGAGCTGCCTGTGTACTGCCGGGACTGTAAAACGGAGATCATCCTGCATATCGAGCAAGAGGCCGGAGCGTTGAACGCCGGAGCCCATGATTAGACACCACACGTTGGTGCTGCGTCATGGGCTCCGGCGTTTTTGTTTTGCCGCGAGGTGATAGCCGCGAGCCGGAACGCCGGAGACGAAGACGGGAGGGGTTCATGGGAATTTCAGCAAGCAGGCTCGCGGAACTGCGCGGGCTTCTCGAAGCGGGGTCGGAGCATGAGTTCTACTCCTGGCCAGAGTGGCGGCGGCTGCGCCGGCAGGTGCTCGCGGTTGATAACTGCGAGTGCCAGGAGTGCAAGCGGCGCGGCGTGTACTCCAAGGCCAGTATCGTCCATCATGTCAGGCACCTGCGCGATCGCCCCGACCTGGCACTATCTGTCTACGATGGCGATTCCCGGCAGCTGGAGGCCGTCTGCAAGCGTTGTCACGAGGAACTGCATCCGGATAGTCAGCGGCAATACGCGCCGTCTGCGCCGCCTCTGACGCCGGAGCGGTGGGATTGATGCCCCCCTCGAAAAAACGCCCCTCGCGTCCTTGTTGCTACTCGCGGGGGTCCAAGACATTCCAGCGATTTCCGCGTCTGCGCGTCGCCGCGCTGCACGTGGGCGCGAGGATCGCCGGGCAATTCCAGAATGAACTGCGGTTTTGCGGGGCGGGCAGCCCCGGAAGTACTCTTCTCCTTTTTCCTCGGTTCGGGCGGCTCGTCCGCCCGTCCCGCAAAGCCGCAGAAGAATGCCTCAGGCTGGTCAGCCGAAGGCCTGCGCTGGATGCGCGGGGTATTGACGTAGGCTGGCTGGCCTGAGGCGGGCGCGGTGTCCGAATCGGGCACGGGAGGTGACTTTATGCGAATCGAGAACAGGCCGCTGGCGGAGCTGACGCCGTATCGCGCCAATGCAAAGAAGCACGATGCCCGCCAGGTGGACAACGTGGCGGAGAGCATCCGGCAGTACGGATTCGTCCAGCCGGTCGTGGTAGACCGGGACGGCGTGATCGTCATTGGTCACTGCCGCGCCCTGGCGGCGGAGAAACTGGGCATGGTCGAGGTGCCCTGTGTCTGTGTGGACGATCTGACGCCGGAGCAAGTGAACGCCCTGCGCCTTGTGGACAACAAGACCAACGAAAGTCCGTGGGACCTCGACCTGCTGGCCGCCGAGCTGCCGGAGCTGGACCTGTCGGCGTTTGATTTCGAGTGGGGGCTTCAGGCGCAATTAAACGATGAGGTCGTTGAAGATGACTATAGTCCCACTCTTCCCGCAGAGCCTCGGAGTAAGCGGGGCGAGATATACCAGCTGGGTCGACATCGCCTAATGTGCGGAGACAGCACGTCTCTGCAGGATGTACAAGCGCTCGTGGGGGGGGGCACAGGTGGACCTTCTGCTCACCGACCCCCCGTACAATGTCGACTATCAGGGCGCCGCCGGGAAAATGGCGAATGATAACATGAGCTCTGCAGCGTTTAGGAGCTTTCTCACCGCCGCTTTCTCCGCCGCGGCGAAGGTCATGAAACCTGCCGCACCGTTTTATGTCTGGCACGGCGAGTCTGAGGGCTACAACTTTCGCGGTGCATGCATAGACTCGGGGCTGGTTCTGCACCAGTGCTTGATATGAGTAAAGTCTCAGCTTGTACTGGGTCGCTCTGACTTTCAACCGCGCCATGAACCTTGCTTGTATGGTGAGCTCGAGTCAGACGACGAAGCGCAGCCGTGTCTGTACGGTTGGACAAAGGGCGGCAAGCACTACTTTTTCAAAAATAGGCGGCAGACGACCGTGTTGAATTTTGACAAGCCCGTAAAATCTGCGGAGCACCCGACGATGAAGCCGGTGAAGCTGTTTGACTATCAAATGCAGTGCTCCAGCAGGGAAGGCGATGCAGTGCTTGACTTGTTTGCTGGCAGCGGTACGACGATCATCGCGGCGGAGCAGAACGGGCGGCGGGCTTACTGCATGGAGCTTGATCCTAAATACGTGGATGTCATCATTGACCGGTGGGAGAAGTTCGCGGGCAGAAGGGCTGTGTGTTTGAGCAAAAAGGAGGTGTAATGATGGCGCATCAGCGGGAACTGGACCGTCGGCAATTTGAGGGCCTGTGCGGTATGCAGTGCTCTGTGGAGGAGCTGTGCGGTTGGTTTGGCTGTGATGAGGCAGCTTTGAACGCCTGGTGTATGGACACCTACGGCGAGGACTTCCGGAGCGCGTTTGATCGGCTGGCTATGATGGGGCGCATTGCTCTGCGCCGCGACCAGGTCGCCGCAGCGAAGAAGAACGTGTCCATGGCGCGGCATTTGGAGGCGCAGCGGGCGGGCCATGACGTACCCCCGCAAAAGCGGAAGAACTACCGCCTGACGGACGCCTATAAGGAGCTCCGGCAGTCGATGCTGCAGAACCTGATCGAAAGGGATCTTGACGGCGATGTGTACCGGGATAAGGTGCAGGAATACATGGACTTTTGGGTGCGGCGGCAGGAGCTGCGGGACGACATCGCCCGGCGCGGGCTGACCGTCACGGATGACCGGGGGCGGCTGATGGAAAACCGCAACGTGTCGCTGGAGATCCAGGTCTCCCGCCAGATGCTGGCGATCTTCACCACGCTTGGCTTCAAGGAGGACGCTCTGGCGGCTGCCGCCCGGGGCGATGACGACGATGAGCTGTGAGATCCCCGCGGAGATCCTGCGCTATATCGAGATCGTCGAGTCCAACAATCTCCGCGCCTGTCCTGAGCAGCACGCACTGGTGGCGATGATCCGCCGCGTGTTCGACACGGAGGACATTTATGTGGACACGGAGCAGCTGCGGCGGTACCTGAGCCTGCTGCGCTACTTCCCCTATGAGCGGCTGTTCCCGTGGGAGGAATTCCTTCTCGCGCTGTGGGACTGCACCTACCGCGCCGACGGCCAGCCCAGGTGGAAGAAGCTGCTGTGTATGGTGGGCCGCGGCGCGGGCAAGGACGGCTTCATCGCGTTCGACGCTGCGTGTGCGCTGTCGCCCTATAACCCGGTGAAGAAGTACAACGTAGACGTGTGCGCCAACAACGAGGAGCAGGCGGTGACGCCGGTGAAGGATCTCTCGGACGTGCTGGAGTCCCCCAGGTGGGAGGCGAAGCTCGGCAGGCACTACTACCACACCAAGGAGATGGTACAGGGCCTGAAGAACAAGGGCGTAATGAAGGGCCGCACCAATAACCCGAAGGGCCGGGACGGTATGCGCTCCGGCAAGGTGATCTTCAACGAAGTCCATGCCTATGAGAACTACAACAACTACAAGGTTTTTGTCACCGGCCTGGGGAAGGTGGCCCAGCCCCGTATCGGAATGTTCACCTCTAACGGTGATGTGTCGGACGGGCCGCTGGACGACTTTCTGGCGCAGGGGCGCAGGATCTTGTTTGAGGGTGAGGGTGACGGCGGCTTCCTGCCGTTCATCTGCTGCCTGGAAAGCCGGGAGCAGGTGCATGACCCGGAAAACTGGCACATGGCCAACCCATCCCTGGCGTACTCGCCGACCCTCCAGCAGGAAGTGGCGGATGAGTACAAGGATTGGTTGGAGCACCCGGAGCAGAACGGAGACTTCTTGACAAAACGGATGGGCATCCGCGCCGGCCAGCTGGAGATCAGCGTGACGGACTATGCCAAGGTCAAGGCGACCAGCCGGCCGCTGCCGGATCTCCGCGGGAAGTCCTGCGTGGCCGGCATCGACTACGCGGAGATCAACGACTGGGCGAGCGTCAATCTGCACTTCCGTGTGGGCGCGCAGCGTTATGACATCAGCCATTCTTGGGTCTGCCTGCAGAGCCGGTCGCTCTCCCGCATCGTCGCCCCGTGGCGATCCTGGGCGGAGGCGGGAAAACTGACGGTGGTGGACGATGTGAGCATCGACCCCAACCTTTTGGCGGACTACCTGAAGGAGATGGGCTTGAAGTACAACATCGTCAAGCTGGCAATGGACCACTTCCGCTGGACGCTGGTGAGCGACGCCATGCGGCGCATCGGCTTTGACGCCAGAGACAAGAACCGCGTGAAGCTGGTTCGGCCCAGCGACATCATGCAGGTCGACCCTGTGATCCAGGAATGCTTTGACCGCGACCTGTTCACATGGGGTGACAACCCACCCCTGCGCTGGGGAGTGAACAATACCAAAAGAGTGCGCAGCGGCCAACGTGCCGGTACGAATACAGGAAATTTTTACTACGCCAAGATCGAACCGAAGAGCCGGAAAACGGACCCGTTCATGGCTCTGGCGGCATCTATGACCGAGGAGGCGGTGCTTGGCACCGGCGAGCCGGTGAAACTGCCGCCCATCGGCGCGATCCGGCTATAGGAGGTGGGCAATGGCACTTAATTTTTGGAAGTGGCTCGCCGGAGGCAAGGCTCGTTCTCCCACTACGGTGGAGATCACGTGCCGCGATCTTCTGGCAGCGGCGCAGGAATTCCAGCTGCGGGACACCTGCTTCTGGATCTGCGCGAACATGATCGCCAACGCCGTCGGGCGTTGTGAGTTCCGGACATTCCGGGAAGGGAAGGAAGTTCGAGAGCGCGAACACTATCTCTGGAACGTAGAACCGAACGTGAACCAGAACTCCACGGCGTTCCTGCACAAACTGGTGGCAAAGCTGCTTGTGGACAACGAGGTGCTGGTCATCGGCACCCGGCAGCGGGAAGGCTATGACGCACTGGTCGTGGCAGACAGCTATATGACCGGCGGCAGCTATCCCAGCAAGCAGAACGAGTACACGAGCGTGCAGGTAGGCGATGTGTCCTACGAGAAGACCTACCGCGAGCGGGAAGTCCTGCATCTTACGCTGAACCACGTGAATATCAAGCCGGTGCTGGATGGCTTGTACGGCTCTTACGTGCGGCTCATCAATGCCGCCATGCGGCGGTATGCGTGGGACAAGGGACAGCACTGGAAAGTCCACGTGAGTCAGCTGGCCTCCGGCGCGGATGACTTCACGCAGAAGTTTTCGCAGATGATCGAGGAGCAGGTGAAAACCTTCCTCGACTCTGATGGAGCGATCTTGCCGGAGTTTGAAGGCTACGCCTACACGAATGAGGGCGGTAAGGCTGCCGTAGAGCTGTCGGACATCCAGAGCCAGATGAAGGACATCTTCGCGTTCACGGCGAAGGCGTTCCAGATCCCGGCGGTGCTGGTGGATGGCAGTATCCAGGGCACGGAGGACGCGCAGGGCCGATTCCTGACCGGCTGCATCGACCCCATCTGCGACCAGCTGCAGGAGGAGATCAACCGCAAGCGATACGGCTACGACCGGATCCAGCGCGGCGACTATCTCCGCATTGACACCAGCAGCATCCGCCACTTCGATATGTTCGCCAACGCGGCGAATGTGGAGAAGCTGGTCGGCTCCGGTGTGTTCTCCATCAACGAGGTTTTGCGGGCGGCGGGTCTGCCCGCCATCTCGGAGGATTGGGCGGACAAGCACTATCTCACGAAAAATATTGCAACGCTGGGTTCGGAGACCTCTGTGCTCGGCGGTGCGGAAGGAGGAAACGCATGAGGAAATCCCTTTGGGAAATCAAGCAGGCTGCGGAGGGCGTCCTGCAGCTCTACATCTACGGTGACGTAGAAGGCGAGGAGTTCGATTGGGAGAACTGGCGGTATGTCCAGAGCGACAACAGCGCGGAGCACTTCCGCGAAGAGCTGGCGAAGCATCCCGACGTGTCACGCATCGAGATCTACATCAACAGCTACGGCGGCAGCGTCTTTGAAGGCACGGCGATCTACAACCAACTGAAGCGCCACCCGGCGCGGAAGGTGGTGCACGTGGACGGCTTTGCCTGCTCCATCGCCTCCGTGATCGCCATGGCGGGCGACGAGGTGATCATGCCGCGCAACACCTTGATGATGATCCACAACATGTGGATGTGTGCCTGCGGCAATGCCTCGGAGCTGCGGAAGGCGGCGGATGATCTGGACGTCATCAATGCCGCGGGGCGGCAGGCGTATCTGCAGAAGGCCGGCGACAAGCTGACGGAGGAGCGTCTGTCGGAGATGATGGCCGCGGAAACGTGGCTGACCGCTGAGCAGTGTGTTGAGCTCGGTCTCGCGGATCGCCTTGCCGACACCGACGCTGACATGAGCGGCGCGGCCACCATCCTGCAGAAGATGAATGCCGGCATGGAGCAGCATCTCCGGTATCAGAAGTCGCTGGCGGCGCAGCTCCGCGACCTGGCAGCGGCACCCTCGGTGCCTGTGCCCGCTAAGAATCCCCAGGGCGGCGGAAGCCCTGAAAAAATCAACAAAGTTCTCGGACTGTTTTCTTGAGAATCGAAAGGAGAAAAAGAATGAACAACAATGACATTCGCACCCGCGAGGAACTGCGGCAGGCTCTCCAGCAGGCTGCCGTCTCCGGCGACACCGGCGCATTCTCTTCCGTTCTGGACGAGATGATGCAGCGCATCGGTCTGGATATTCAGGCCGAGTACGAGCAGCGGTTTGATGACCTGCGGCAGGAAGTCGATTCCCGCATCCTTGCCCAGCGCGGCGTCCACCAGCTGACCAGCGAGGAGCGCAGTTACTACCAGAAGCTGTCTGCGGCTATGCTCTCTCCCGACCCCCGGCAGGCAGTCACCGGTCTGGATGAGGCGCTGCCTAAGACGGTGATTAACTCCGTCTTTGACGAGCTGCAGACGGCGCATCCCCTGCTGAGCCGCATCAACTTCCGCGCCACCGGTGGCGCCGCCGAGATCATGGTAAACACCAACGGTTCCGAGGAGGCCGTGTGGGGCGACCTTTGCGACGACATCGTCAAGGAACTGACCGCCGGCATTAAGAAGATCCCCACCACGCTGATGAAGCTGTCCGCGTTCCTGTCTGTCTGCAAGGCGATGCTGGAACTTGGTCCGGAGTGGCTGGACAACTTCGTCCGCCAGACCCTGTATGAGGCACTGAGTAATGGCGCGGAGGCTGGCTACGTCGCCGGCGACGGCAACAAGAAGCCTATCGGCATGATCCGTCAGGTGGGCGACGGGGTCACCGTCACCGGCGGTGCGTACCCTGAGAAGCCTGCCATCAAGGTGGACGACCTGTCTCCCCGCACCGTGGGGAATCTGCTGTCCATTATGGCGGCTGACCCTAACGGCAAGCCTCGCCGTGTCCGTGATGTGATCCTGCTGGTGAACCCCCAGGACTACCTGCAGAAGGTTATGCCCGCCACCACACTGATGGCTCCGGACGGTACCTACCGGAACGACGTCCTGCCCTATCCCATGGACATCATCCAGACTCACGCTCTGCCCCGCGGCAAGGCTGTCATCGGCATCGCCTATCGCTATCTGGCGATGGCGGGCACTTCCCCCGAGGGCCGCATCGAGTACAGCGACCACTACCGCTTCCTGGAAGACGAGCGCGTCTATCTGATCAAGGCCTACGCCAATGGTATGCCTCTGGATAACAACGCCTTCCTGGTGCTGGACATCTCCGGCCTGACGCCTGCCACCTACAAGGTGACGCAGGTAGATCCTCCCGCAGCGTCTACCGACGCCACGCTGACCGCTATGACCGTGGGCGATCTGGCTCTGACTCCCGCGTTCGCCTCCGGCACGCTGAACTACACCGCGACCACCACCAGCGCGTCTGATGTGGTGACCGCTGTGCCCGGCAACGCTGCGGCTGCCATGAAGCTGACCGTGAACGGCACCGAGATCAACAACGGCACCGCTGCCACCTGGAAGACTGGCAGCAATACCCTGCAGGTCGTCGTGACTGCCGCTGACGGCACCACTACCAAGACCTACAAGGTCACCGTCACCAAGTCTTAACGGTGGCGGGCGCGGTGAACGCCGCGCTGCTGTCGTCCGTCAAGATCGCCTGTAACATTACCTGGAGCGATGGGGCTACGGATGCCAAGGTGTCCGACCTCATCGCCTCCGGGGAGGCGTATATTGACGGGAAGCTCGGCGCGGCTGGTGACTATGAGAACCCCGGGGAGCCGTTGACGTTGTTGAAGGAATACGTCCGGTACGGCTTAAGTGACGCGCTGGATGTGTTCGAGACGAACTATCTGAACCGGCTGCTGGCCATGCAGAACGACAGGCAGGTGAGGAACTATGCGGAAGCTACCATTTCGCCCTGACGACCGGCAGATCACCCAGCCCTACCGGGACGGCGTGGTCAGGATCTACACCATAACGGATGCCGCCCAGCCTGGATACCAGCCCAAGCCTAAGCCTACGCTGGTGGAAACGCTGTTTTACGCGGAGCGGCGCGTCGGCCTGCAGCGTTATTACAGCGGCAAGCAGGCGCAGGTGCAGGTGGAGCGCGTGATCCGGACGCAGACGCGCCCGGCGGTGAACCCCCAGTGCATCGCCGTCACGGAGGACGGCACGCAGTACGGCATCGAGCTGGTGCAGCAGCTGCAGGACGTCTACCCGCCGTCCATGGACCTGACGCTCACCCGGATCGATCAGAAGTACGAGGTGCCCCATGAGTAGAAGACGAAATGTGCCCGAATCGGGCACCGACAGGACGCCCCTGTGGGCGCAGCGGATCATCGCGGCGCACCTGGCCGTGACCGATGCCGTCAGCCACGGCGGGCGTTTCCAGTCTGACCGCTACTTTGTCTGGCAGGAGGACGGTACGAACGACTTCGAAGCCGGAGGCGTCCACGCCGAGAAAGCGGTCAACGGGTCTACGGACCTGTTCACGAAACAGGAGTTCGACCCTTGGCGGGATGAGCTGGGGGCCGCCTTCGACGCAGCGGAGATCGTCTGGAGCCTGAACAGCTGCCAGTTCGAAGAAGAAACCGGCTTCTGGCACTATGAGTGGGACTGGGAGGTGTTCTCCTGATGGCTACGTTTCAGTTCGGCGGCATCGACAACTACATCAAGCAGCTGAACAAGCTGCAGCAGTCCACCAAGGACGGCGTTGTGGGCAAGACGGTCTATGCCGGCGCCGAGGTCGTGGCTGATTCGGTGCGGCGCGCGATACAGGCCCTGCCTGTGGGCGACGGCCGCGCCCGAGATGGGGGCTTAGTTGACACCGTCACCCTGCCGCAGAAGGCGGGGCTTCTGGACGGGTTTGGCATTAGCCGAATGAAAGACGATGACGGGTTTGTCAACGTCAAGCTCGGCTTCGCCGGGTACAACGCCACCCGGACAAAGAGGTACCCGCGAGGTCAGCCCAACGCATTGATCGCCAGATCCGTCAACAGCGGCACTACCTTTCGCAAAAAGACGAAGTTTGTGGACAAGGCCGTAAACTCCGCCAGGAAGGCGGCGGAAGCGGCAATGGACGCGGCGTGCAGCCGCGAGATTGAAAAAATCATGAAATAGGAGGTGCTGCTATGAGCGCAGCAGGAAAGGTCTGTACGGGCTTCAGCAAGCCCTACGTGGCCAAGTATTCCAACGATGGCGGCGCGGTCACCTACAGCGGCGTCATGCTGCTGGCGCGGGGCGTCAGCGTATCCCTGTCCCTGAATACCACGGACGACAACACGTTCTACGCCGACAACATTGCCGCAGAGACCGCAGCGGCTGTATTCTCGGACGGCACCGCCACGCTGACCGTTGACGGGCTTCTGACGGCAGCGGAGAAGTTTGTCCTCGGCCTGCCCGAGGCCACCGAGGTCCAGGCGAGCGGCGGCGCGGTGCAGGTCTCCCACTACGGCGACGGCATGGAGATCCCCTATGTGGGCATCGGCTTTGTCGTCCGCTACCAAAGTGGCGGCGTGGTGACCTACGCGCCCGTGGTGCTGACGAAGGCGCGGTTCCAGCAGCCCGGCCTGGATGCTGCTACGCAGGAAGAGTCCATCGACTGGCAGACGCAGGAGCTGACCGCCACGCTGATGCGCGACGACACCACCAACCACGACTGGAAGCTGGTGGGCGCTGATCAGCCTACCGAGGCAGCCGCTGAGGCCGTCCTCAAGGCGATTTTGGGCGGCGCGGCGTAAGAGGAGGCGTCTATGCAGATCTACGGCAGAGAAGTAGGCTTCCGCTTTACGGTGGGCGCCTCCGCTAAGATCTCCGACCTCTGCCCGGACGGCGATATCACCCGTCTGGGGGAGGTGCTGGAGGGGAGCTACGGCAAGGTGGTGCGGGACACAGCCGCAATTATCGTCGCCATGAGCGAAGGCTATGCGACGGCCCTTGCATTTGAAACCTTCGGCAGAGCGGACATCGGCGGAGACTGGATACCTCCCCGGCCCCTGACGGTGGACGAGGTTTTGTCATTGCGAGAAAGCGAGTTCATCCAGTTGCAGCAGGCGGCGCTGGCGGCCTGGACGGAAGACAGCAAGCCCACGGTGGAGGTAGAGCCCGAAAAAAAAGAAAGCGGCAAGGCGCAGGCGTCCAGCTGAACCTTGCTTGGCTCCTGTTTTACGGGCGAAAGCTGAATATGGGGAGGCAGGAGATCATGGTCACGCGATACGGTGAAATGCTGGACATGATCGCCTGCCTCGCTATTTACAACGGGGCTACTCCCAAGAAAAAACAGAAACACTGGACATTTGACGAAGCTATGAAAGTGAGGTGAGCCTATGGCTGTGAACATTGGCCCCAAGATCGGCGTAGACGGCGAGGCGGAGTATCGCCGGCAGATTAGCCAGATCATCCAGCAGTCCAAGACACTGGAGAGCCAGATGAAGCTGGTGGCTTCGCAGTTTACCGCTGCCACAACGGCGGAGGAGAGGAATGCCAAGACCGCCTCCGTGCTGTCCAAGCAGATCGATGTGCAGCGTGATCGCGTGAAGCTGCTGGCGGAGCAGACCGGCAAGGCGGCCGCCAAGTATGGCCCGCTTAACGAGTATACGCTCAAGTATCAAGAAAGCCTGAATAAGGCCACTGCCACGCTGAACAAGATGCAGAGCGAGCTGCGCAACACCTCCAGCGGCGTAGAGGAGCTGGGCGACGACATGCGTGAGGGCAGCGAGAAGGCCCTGTCCTTTGGCGACGTCCTGAAGGCCAACGTCGCTTCTGACTTCATCGTTTCCGGCATCAAGGCCATGGCGTCAGCTATCAAGGAGGCTACCGCAGCGCTTGTGGATCTCGGCAAGCAGTCCATTATGGGCTTTGCCGAGCAGGAGCAGCTGATCGGCGGCGTGGATACCCTGTTTAAGGAGTCCTCCGCGCAGGTGCAGCAGTATGCCAACGACGCCTACAAGACTGCCGGTTTGAGCGCGAACCAGTACATGGAGACCGTTACCAGCTTCTCCGCGTCGCTGCTCCAGTCCATGGGCGGCGACACGCAGGCTGCGGCCGAGAAGGCGAACCGCGCAATCACGGATATGTCTGACAACGCCAACAAGCTGGGCACGGACATGACCGACATCCAGAACGCCTATCAGGGCTTCGCCAAGCAAAACTACACCATGCTGGACAACCTGAAGCTGGGTTATGGCGGCACGAAGCAGGAGATGGAACGGCTGCTCGCAGACGCCGAGAAGTTCTCCGGAATCAAGTACGACATTTCCAGCTATGCCGACATCGTGGACGCCATCCATGTGGTGCAGACAGAAATGGGCATCACCGGCACTACCGCCAAGGAGGCGGCAACCACCATCGATGGCAGCGCCAACGCCATGAAGTCGGCGTGGAGCAACCTTATCACCGGCATGAGCAACGAGAATCTGGATCTGGACAAGCTGGTGCAGAATGTGGTGGACAGCGTGGGCACCTACGCCGACAACCTACTGCCGCGCCTGCAGACTATGCTGCCGCGCTTTGCGGATGGCATGACACAGCTTGTGAATGGTCTCGTACCCTATGTGGGCCCTGCCATGGAAATGCTTCTCCCCGCCCTTGTGCAAGGCGTGGGCGGCCTTGTATCCGGCATCGTGCAAGCGCTTCCTGCGGCTGTGGAGGCGATAGCCGCGGTCGTGCCGATGCTGGTCGAGCAGATCACGATACTGCTGCCGCAGATCTTGAACGCCGGCATTGATATCATTGCCGCCCTTGCGTCGGGCATCGCCGGAAACCTTCCGGCGCTGATCCCCGCGGCGGTCGACGCTATCATCACCGTGGCCGAGGGTCTGGTGGACCATGTGGATGAGATCATCATAGCAGCGGGATCCCTTATCGCAGGATTGACGCAGGGTCTGATCGAGGCGCTGCCCCGTCTGGTGGTTCGGCTGCCGGAGATCATCGGCGCCATTGTCAAGGGCCTCCTGTCTGGAATGGCTTCTATTGGTGAAGTCGGGTCGCAGCTGGTCCGCGGCCTGTTCGACGGAATCTCTAATGCGGCATCTTGGCTTTATGACAAGCTTCGGGGCTGGGTAAGTGATGTCCTGGGCTGGGTCAAAGGCTTGTTCGGCATTCATTCTCCGTCTAAGGTCTTTGCGAATGAGATCGGAAAGTTCATCCCGCCCGGCATTACGCTGGGCGTAGAGCAGGCCATGCCGAGGGCTATGCGCGACATGAGCGAGGAGCTGTCCGCGCTGTCGGCGCTGCCCATGGGCGGCGGCACGACCACGAACATGGGCGGCGTAGTGCTGAATGTCTACGGCGCGGAGGGGCAGGACGTCAACGCACTGGCGGATGCTGTCATGTACAGGCTGCAGCACGCGGTAGAACGCAGAGAGGCGGTGTTTGCATGATCTTCTGGGCGGGAGTATCGTCTGATGACGTCCACGTTGTCGTTGAGCGCTATCCGGATGTGGAGCTTTCTGCGCGAAAGCTGGACACACAGGCCGTCCCCGGGCGAAACGGCGACCTGCTGTTTCTCCAGGACGCCTACCAGAATTATGTACAGGCATACAGCATCTACATCAGCGCGGAGCGGATGCGGCTCCCCCGCGCTATGCGCGCGGTGGCTGACTGGCTCTGTGGCCCGCGTGGGTACCAGAAGCTGGAGGACAGCTACGACGTAGAGACCTACCGCAGGGCCTATTTTGCCGGCCCGTTGGACGTGGAGAGCGTTATGCACCGGTTTGGCCGCGCGACGATCGAGTTTAACTGCCAGCCGCAGAGGTTCCTCCGCATCGGAGATATGCCGGTGCAGGCCGTGCAGGGGGAGGTTTTGCGAAACCCCACCGCGTTTACGGCTCTGCCGGCGATCACTGTCACCGGAACGGGGGCGGGGACCCTGACGGTAGGCAATGTCACTGTCAGCATCAACAGCATGCCTCGCGGCGCTGTCGTGCTCGATTCGGACACGCAGAACGCCTCCTACGGGGCCTTTAACCTGAACAGCACTATCTCCGCGCCGGAGTTTCCCACGCTGCCGGCCGGGGAAAGCGTCGTCCGCTGGACGGGCGGCATTACAAGCGTGGAGATCATCCCGAGGTGGTGGACACTATGAAACCGATCCTTTATGACGCTGACCGCACAAGCTTCCCGGCGGGCGTTGACAATGGGCTGGGCGTCCTCGCGGACGCCATGTCCTGCAAGGTGACGCAGGAGCTGAACGGTCAGTACGAACTGGAGCTGCACTATCCGGTGGAGGGAATCCACTATGGAGAGATCGCGCTGCGCGCTATTCTCCGGGCTACTGTTGGCCCAGACGGCAAGCTGCAGCCTTTTAGGGTATATCGCATCGTGCCGGGCATGAACGGCACAGCGGCCATCTACGCGCGGCACATCGCCTATGATCTCGGCGGCTATGTGGTGTCTCCATTCACGGCAGCGGATGCGCCATCCGCTGTGGCGGCTATTAAAAGCCACGCGATGCCGACAGACTTTCCCTTTGCGCTGACGACCGACAAGACCACCGTGGCCACCATGTCCGTGACGGTTCCCTCCAGCGCGTGGGGGCTGCTGGGCGTCCAGCAGGGCAGCCTGCTGGACGTGTACGGCGGCGAGTACGAGTTTGACGAGTGGGCGGTGCGGCTGCTGACACGGCGCGGAGCGGACCGCGGTGTGTCGGTGCGGTACGGGAAAAACCTTACCGATCTGACGCAGGACGCCAGCTGCGCCAACTGCTACACGGGTGCGGTGCCGTACTGGCGAAGCAACGGCATCACCGTCACGGCTGCGCCTGTGTACGCAGAGGGCGATTTTGGTTACACCAGGCTTATGCCGCTGGATCTGTCCACGAGCTTCGAGCAGCAGCCAACACAGGAGCAGCTGCAGGCCGCAGCTGCCTCCTACATCAAGCGGAATCGCATCGGAGTCCCCGCGGTGAGCTGGGACGTGAAGCTGGCACTGCTGGCGCAGTCCTCTGGATACGAGGACGTGGCGTTCCTGGAGCAGATCTATCTGGGCGATACCGTGGGCGTCTACTTCCACCGCCTGGGTGTGGACGCCAAAGCGCGAGTGAACAAGATCGTCTGGGACTGCCTGCTGAAGCGCTACGACAGCGTAGCTCTTGGCAGTGTGAAGGCCAACATCGCGGCCACTATTGCCGGGCAGCAAAAGGAGATCGATGCCAAGCCGTCCACCGCGCTGGTCGAGAAGATCTCCTCCAGCCTGACAGCTGCCCTCCTGGGGGCGAATGGCGGTTCTGTCCGTCTGCTGGACACGAACGGCGACGGAGAGCCGGATGAGCTCTATATCGCCGACGATCCGGATCCCACCAAGGCCAAGAAAGTCTGGCGGTTTAACTACGAGGGCTGGGCCGCCAGCAGCACCGGCTACAATGGCCCCTACACGATGGGCGCTACCATTGCCGGGGGCATCCAGGCGTGGATGATCACCGCCGCGAATCTGGTGGCCGGCACGATCTCCAGCGAACAGGGAAACTTCCTGATCAATCTGGATGGTGGCACCATCGACACCAGCGCCACCGGCGCGACCTACAAAAACTCCGACTACTCGCAGGCGGATCTGGATCGAATCAATCAGATCAACCTAAAGACTGTCACGCCGACTTTGGCCGACTACGAGAAACTGGATGTCAACGGCGACGGCGCGATCAGCATCACCGATGCTGTGCAGATCCAGCAGATCATCAGTGGAGCGCGGACAGTGAACTTCACCACGCGGTGGCGGCTGCGCATCGATCCTGCCGACGGAAACAACCTACTGAAGATCTATCGTGTCTACCACAACAACATCACCGGCGCAGATACTGAGAACATCGTCTTGTCTGCTGGATTCTCCAATGTGAAGGCGAACTCCGTGGAGGCCGTAAACTTGATTGCACAGAAAGCGATCGAGGCGGAAAGTGCGAGCTTCGACGCACTGAAAATCGACGGGAAAGACTACCAGCCTTTTGAGAGGAAGCCCATCGGCTATGTCGTCTGCTGTACTGGCGGGAGCAACAATCAGGCGACCTGCTTCATTCCTGAAGGCACCTCTGGATCTTTCCAGTGCGCGTCGAATGACTGGTACTGCGCTTTCTCGTTTGATGGCAGCGGTGGAGCATCGAAAACGGGCGGAACGGGGTCTATCGATTCCGTGAAAACAGTTTACAACGGATAGGGAGGGATTTTTTTGAATATTAAACACTCGATCGGGCTGAACTTGTCCGCTTATGCAATCCCGTGTCGCCTGCACATGGTGCAGGGCGATAGCAACTCGCGGACGATCGTGGCCACGCTGTGGGACGGGGCGCAGCCGTACAGCGTGCCGGATGGATCGTCTGTCATGGTCCGCTTCAGGAAACCGGATGGAACTGGCGGTCTTTATGATTCCTCCGAAGCTGGCGAGACTATTTCCTATGCCGGAAACGTCGTCACGGCCCCGGTGGCCACACAGATGCTGGCTGTGGCTGGAGACGTCTTTGCAGAAATCGACATCTTCGGGAGCGGTTCCGGGACAGCGGCCGAGCGGCTGGCTACATTCCGCTTCGTCGTCGAGGTGGCGCCCTGCGTGCTCCCCGACGCGGAGATCATCTCCAGTGACTACTACAACGTTCTGGCGGCTAAGGTCGCGGAGGCGGTCGCGGCTGCCGATCAGGCAGAGCAAGCGAAAAGTGCTGCTGCAGCATCGGCGGCAGCGGCAGCAACAAGTGCCGCAGACGCTGCAACATCGGCTGAGGGTGCCGTCAAGTATAACGCACCTCAAACACTGACGGAGGCCCAGAAGCAGCAGGCGCGGGACAACATCGGCGCGGAGGTGTTCTACATCGACCTTGAGGGAGATTACCCCAATTATACCTGCCCGGTGGTGCTGGCCGACATCAATGCGGCGTATGAGGCGGGGAAGGTGCTGGAATGCCGGTGTAAGATGGGAATGTACACCGCAACGCTGCCGCTATTCACCCCAGTGCCTGAACTTGGCCGATGGATATTCTCCGGCTCCGGCGAACTGGCGGATATGGGCTTTCCGGCACAGACCTTTACGGTAGCTGTTACCGTTTTTGGTGTGCAGGCCAGCAACGCGAAGCTGGCGACGACGGAGGATAAGCTGCCGAACCCCAACGCGTTGACCATCACCAGCGGTAGTAACAGCGTCACCTATGATGGCAGTGAAGCGGAAAGCATCGATATCCCAGTGGGGTGCAACGCCAACCTGCTGCGAAACGGTACGTTTGCAGAAGGCTGCATCGTGAACCAGCGGGGGATGATGAGCTACGCGGGAACCGGCTACGGTGTGGATATGTGGTATACCACCGGCGCTACGCTGTCTGTGGACGTGACGGCGGAGGGCGTCAAGCTGTACAAGAACGACGCTACCGCCAACCCCGCATGGGCGCAGGCGCTGGAAACGGACGTGGCGGTCGGGCAGACGGTAACGGTCTCGATGCTCTATAAGGGCAACGGAGAGGGCGCCTCTCTGCGCGTAGCACAGTCCGGCGGCATCGTGACGCTTTCCAATGTGTCCGACTGGACGCTGGCGCAAAAGACGTTTGCGCTCGAAAAGTGGAGCGTCGGCACGTTGCAGGATCGCGCCATCGTGGCGATTCAGTGCTTCGAGAACATGGCGGTTAATCAGGGGCTGTATATCAAGGCCATCAAGCTGGAGCTTGGTGAGCAGCAGACGCTGGCGCATCAAAATGGCGACGGCGCGTGGGTGCTGAACGAGCTGCCGGACTACGGCGGGGAGCTGCTGCGGTGTCAGCGGTACTATCAGGTCTACACAACGGCGGCGGCGCGTCCCGCCAAGGCGCTGGACTGTCGTCCCGTTATGCGGACGGACCCCGTGCAGAGTACGGTGAGCGTGGGCGGTGCGACGCTGTACGCCAACAGCGCGGAGCTGTAAGGAGCGGCGGGATGGAGATATGGACGCAGGTGGCGGTGCCGCTCATTGTGGCGCTGCTAACATCAACCGCCCTATGGGGCGTGGTGAGCAAGGTGATCCTCAAGCGGATGGAGCTGACGGCCAAGCGCAGCAAGGCTGATGAGGCGGAGCGGAAGATGCTGGTGGGGCTGGCTCACGACCGCATCATCCACCTCGGCATGGTGTACATCGAGCGGGGCTACGTCACGCAGGACGAGTACGAGAATTTGCAGGTGTATCTCTACGAGCCGTATGAGGAGATGGGCGGCAACGGCAGCGCGCGGCGCGTCATGGAGGAAGTGCGGAAGCTGCCCATACGGTGAGGCATAAAATGGAACAGGCCGACAGGCCGGAAAGGAATTTGTTATGAAGCTGAACAACAAGGTATATGACATCCTCAAGTGGCTGGTCATCATCGTCATGCCCGCCGTGGCTACGCTGTACGCGGCGCTGGCGGGTGTGTGGGCGTGGCCTTATGCCGACGAGGTGGTGACCACCATCACCGCCGTGGACACGTTCCTCGGCGCGGTGCTGTGCATCTCTACGGCGCAGTACCACAAGGAGGCGAAGAACGATGGCTAAGCGGGTGTATCTGTCCCCCAGCGACCAGCGAAGCAACAGCTATGCGGTGGGCGACACCACCGAGGCCATCCAGTGCGGGCGCATTGCCGAGGCTTGCAAGGCCGCTCTGGAGCGCTCCGGCGTGGAGGTGATGCTGGGGCAGTACGACACCATGCAGAATCGTGTGGCGGCGTCTAACCGCTTTGGGGCTGATCTGCACGTGCCTATCCACTCCAACGCCTGCAACGGCAAGGCCAGCGGTACGCATCTGTTCTGTTACAGCGGCGACCGGAACAGCGCCGGATACAAGGCGTGTCAGGCGGTGCTGGATGTGCTGGGGCCTGTGACGCCGGGTGCGCCGGATGTCATCCGGGCGTATCCCGCACTGTACGAGGTGAAGCACCCTGCCGCCACGACGGTGTATATCGAGACGGATTTTCACGACGTACCCCGTATCGCGCAGTGGATCATCGACAACACGGAGCTGCTGGGCGAGACCATCGCCAAGGGGCTGTGCAGCGCGCTTGGCGTACCCTTTGTGGAGAGCGCCAACGCGCCGGTGCCGGTGCCTGCACCTGCGGCGCAGGATGTGACCATCCCTATGCAGGTGCGGATGCTCAAGCGCGGCATGGAGGGCGCGGACGTGAAGACGCTGCAAGCGGCACTGATCGCCTACGGTTTTTCCTGCGGTGCTGCCGGTGCGGACGGCGACTTCGGCAGCGGCACGGAAGCGGCGCTGAAGAAGTTCCAGACCAAGTACGGCCTCGGTGCTGACGGTATCGCCGGGAAGGGGACTTGGGGCAAGCTGCTGGGGGTGTAACGTGAAAAAGATATCCCGCACCGAAACGGTGCGGGATATCTTTTGCTTTTTCTGCAAAAATAGCTTGACAATGTTCTTGGTATGGTATATAATAAAGTCATACCAAGAACAGGAGGCGCCAATCATGAAGGAGTTCAAGACCGAGATCATTGAAAAAATTGTTAAGGAATCTGAGGGCAGCAAGATCGTCAGCTTGCACGACGTAGGCGTCGCGCTTGGCCACAAGCATCTCTCCGCGCAGGACTGCCGCGACATCATCAGCGCGGCGCTGAAGCGGATGCCGGGCTACCGGGTCGTGAAAATGGTTGCTCCGCGCACTCCGGACTGCTGCGCGTCCCTTTGGGAGACCGCCACATTCGTCGACTCGGCCCTTGAGTTTGAGGAAGGCGGTGCGTTCTGATGCCGAGAAAGGGCGCGAAGCTGGCTGAGGAAGCCGCCAAGAAGAACGCCGCCGCCAGCGCGGCGTGGCACAAGAAAAACACGGAGGCGCTGTCGATTCGCGTTCGCCGCGAGAAGGCAGCCGCTTACAGAGAGCTGGCCAGTCGAAGGGGGCAGTCCCTCTCGTCCATCGTGTGGCAGTACCTTGATGCCGAATGCGAAAAGGAGGGAATTGTCACCGAGTAGGCGCAGGCGCACCGTTGTCATTCCGTTGTCAAAAGTTGTTTTTATCGAGCGCAAGACCGTCCGCAAGGCTGGACGGCTTTTGCGCTGGCTCGGACGCACAGCGAGCCGCAAAGCCTTGTGAATAAATAGAAAACCGCCTGATCGTTGCAATCAGGCGGTTTTCCCTTTTGGTGGAGCTGAGGGGAGTCGAACCCGTGGGCTAAATGACTATAAACCGCA